TCGAAAGCCTTGTCTATCTTTGGCGTCCAGTGTTGCGCCCATTCGCCAGGAATACCACGCCTGAATGTCGGAGATATTTCTCTCTTCTCCATTAGCATGACCATACGAAACACTTGAGCATTAACCTTCGATTCTGGAAGGTCAAGTTTGATACTGTTTACTTCGGCCATGCGTTCGTACACATACGTCGCAAACGCTTTAGAGGTAGCGAATGGTTCTAATCGCATATCCTCATAGCGAAGTTTGTGTACCCAATCTACGTCTAACCAGGGTGCGTATTGCTCCCATCTATCGATGATGCCAGGATATTTGTCGATACCTTGTATACAGGCAATTATGCGCTCTTCCTGATTTGGCAATGCACGATATATTTCTTTTCCATCATGCATGACCTTATCGTTTTCGCTGATGACGTGGAAACTCTGAGATATCACCACATCACGCAAATCGCGATAAATGAAAATGACTTGAGCGCCCAAGTGATCCAGAAATTCCGCAACATCATCACGGTATCCTGAGTGCGCCTTTAGATAGGTGTTTTCTTGCAACCTAGCTATGCGTTGAAATATCTTTCGATCTTCAACCCATTCGTTGGTCCAAGAATGCCACTTGAATGTACCTGCCCAGGGAAACTTGAACGCCTCTGTTTCGACTAGGCATAATGCCATTATTGCTGCTAAATGGAGTCCAGACTTAGGAAATCCATTTAGATATAATTTTGGATATACCGTTATCCTCTCATAACCTTCGGGCGCAGGTTCATCAATTTCTTCTGCGCCCGATACGGTTAGACGACCCTCCACTTTTTCACCATCACCCATTAACTATTCCCGTCTGTTAATGTAAAGCTAGTAATGGTGAACTGTTGACCAGCAGCAAAAGAATCGTTATCAACAACCAAATCTTCTGCGCCAGTACCAACTGAACCCTGAAGGCCGCACACGGTTCCAGCAGCATTATACAATCTAAAATGATCTGCCGTTCCTGTACCATCTGCCGATGCATCCTGCCATGTTCCCGTTAAATCTTTACTGCCAGCAGATGCAGCAGCCATCCAGTCAGCCGGTAATGTTAGTGATGCCAATGTAGTTCCACTATCTGCCGCTGTACAGCTTGCAGGTTGAGCGCCAGTAAATATTTTAAGAACTGCCGTCGCCCCAATAGTGGCTTCAATTGCATCAAGCCTAGCATTTCTAACTGCTTCACTAAGTTGAATTGTCATTACTTATCCTCCAAATTATTTTACAATACTTGTACCGCTTGAACTTTTTACTGTTCCAAATCCACTTGGGCCTTTAATTATGCTAGAAATTGGCGTTTCTTCTCCGGTATGAAGTCCTGTAGCGGATAGTGCTAAAATCGCCAACGTTACTGTTGTCGCACCAGTTATTATAATACTTCCCGTTGCGCTTATTTCCAACTGTTCTAGAGTTATTGCGGCAGAAGCGGATATGTCTAATTCGCCGGTAGCAGCAGATGTAAGGGGGTCTAATACAACATCTAGGGCGCTATCAATATAAAGTTTACCACTGGCAGAACAGGTAAGTTCTCCTAATGTTTTAGATAACGCGCCAGTAGATATTATCTGTTTTGTGCCAGTAGCAGATAATGCAAGCTCGCCTAGTGTTACATTCGCCTGACCTTCGATATCAAGTTCGCCAACACCGGAAGAAATGAGTGCATCTAGCGTTTTGGAGAGTGTTGCAGATATATCAAGATTACCGGATGCGACAAGCGTTAATGTCTCCAGTATCTTGGTAAGCGTGCCACTGATATCGAGTTCTGCTGTACCCGCGGCAGTAAGAGGATCTAGGGTTATATCTGCCTGACCAGTAGCGCCAGTTGACCCCGTTGCTGCTAAGGTGAGGGAGTCTAATGTTTTGGCTAACGCTGCTATGATATCTAGTTCGCCAGTAGCAGATAACGTAAGTTCTGCAAGCGTTATGGAAGCGGTGGCGCTGATATCGAGTTCGCTGGTAGACGTGACTATAAGTGACGCTAGTGTCACGTTTGCTGTTGCTTTAATATCTAGCTCGCCCGTACCAACGGCAGTGAGGGCGTCTAGCGTTACAGATAGCGAACCAGTTGCGCTTGACGTTCCAGTAGCGGCAAGCGTGAGCGCATCTAGGATCTTGGCTAGTGTGGCTGCAATGTCGAGTTCGCCAACGCCAGCAGCAATAAGCGCATCAAGGGTATTGGATAACTGCCCCTCTATGTCAAGCGCGCCGACGCCAGCCGCAGTAAGGGGATCTAGCGTTATGTCGGCAGAACCGGATATTCCACCTTCTATATTGCCTACGGCCGCGAGTGTGAGCGCGTCAAGAGTTTTGGCTAGAGTAGCGGCAATATCTAGCTCTGCCGTACCCGATGCCGTCAATACGTCCAACGTGGCAGATAGCGTAGCGGCTATGTCTAGTTTGCCAACGCTTGACAGAGTGAGAGCGTCGAGCGTTTTTGTTAGTGTGGCCGTTATATCGAGTTCGCCGGTGGCGGAGGCAGTTAGCGCGTCGAGGGTCTTTGCAAGAGATCCGGTCGTTAGAATCGTTCCGGTTGCGGCAAGGGTAAGGACGTCAAGTGTCTTGGATAATGTAGCTGTGATATCCAATGACGCCGTAGATACAAGGGTGAGCGCGTCGAGCGTCTTAGATAATATGGCCGATATGTCTAGTGTGGCAGTACCGGAAGCGGTGAGTGAGTCAAGTGTTTTGGATAGCGTTGCATCAATATCAAGTTCACCAAGTGCGGCGTAATTTGATATTGGTTGCGTGACTAAATTATTTGCGCTTCCAAATACGCCAAGCCCCGAAACCTGGCCACTGGTTTCAGTTTTGAAATTGGATGCGCTACCATAACTCCCTACGTTGACATTATTTACATAGAGTGTAATTGTTTCGTCATTGGCTGTTACCACTATCGAGCTATACAAAACAACAGTGCCAGGATCTGTTGTTATTCTTGTGTATGCGCTTGCGCTAACGTATTCCCGAAGCAGAAATACACCATTTTGATCGATGGTGATAAACCAATAATTTGTTGTATCCTGTACGCGGAACCTGAACAACATCAATCCGCCAGACGGCAGAAATCCCACGTTAAATCTAAGTACAAAGTCCGCTTCGTGTATGAATGGATCTGTTTCGCCAAGAGGTCCATCTATTCTGTCTGTGATGGTTCCTGGCAGCAATCTCGCCAGCGTTATGTTCGCAGAACCTTCACGCGCAACAACATTTGTTGCGGTTGCGGAAAGAGTGACCGAATCTAGTGTCTTTGATAATGATGCATCGATATCTAGTTCGGCTGTTGCCGCACAGGTAAGAGCGCCAAGAGACTTGTTGAGGGTTGCGGAAATATCAAGTTCTGCTGTACCGGCGACGGTGAGGGCATCCAGTGTAATGTCTGCCGTACCCTCATTCGGTCCTACATTTTCAGCAGTAGCAGATAGTGTTAGCGCACCAAGTGTTTTGCTTGCAGTTGCAGATATTGCAAGTTTACCTGTGGCCCATGTAGGAGCTATGGCCTGTATATAGGTAGAACCAACTCCCGCTTTGTATAACGCTGCTCTATCATCGGCGTCAGGAAATGCACCCTGCCAAAAAGCAAGGTCGTCCATTGCGCCATTGTATTGGAAATTTGCTGCTGGTGCGCGTCCGAGAGTAAACGCCCCAGTATTACTACCTGCGGTGCCAGTATAGGTATCGCTCTGCGGAGTGGCATCATTGATCTGCATGTATATTGTTTTTGCAGAAGCGTCATGCCAAACACACATCCAATACCAGGTATCTTCAGCAAGTGTTGAAGGCCACGTTACTATACCAAGTACCGAAGGCGTAGCTGCTCCATCCCATACGTGCGCCTGCGGGGTGTGTACATAACTTAACGAAGATACTACTAGAAACTCTGTGTATCCAGTCGCACCACCCTTTTGAATAAAGCGCGGGTTAGCAGTAGCAGCAGAGGTTATGTTGAACCAAAATGTAACGGCCCAATCCTGATCGCCAAATCGAAGGTCTGCCGTATCGTTGTGATACAGATAATCATTATTTGCGGCGACAAAACCTGCTGCATAGCCATGTTTACCCGTTACCTGATTGGGATCATTGCCAACAGTAAGGTCATATGTTGCATGTGTATCGTATCGAGTGCCGGACGCTTCCTCGAATTCCCACCAAGCATTAAGTGCTGAAACGGCAGTAGCGGACAATGGCGAAGGAGAACTAAGCGACAAATCGCCTAGTGTAATATTCGCTGTACCTTCAATTCCTGCCGCATCGGGCGCTTCCAATACTGCCCATGACACACGGTATGTATCTGTTCCCGTTGTCATCGTCGTACCGGAGAAACGCAGCCGCAGATCCGTATAATCTGTGATGGCGTTGGCTTCTGCTTCGGTCAGGTCGTAGCTGTAGTCTGTCCACGTGCCGCGTGAAACTGGTGAGTTGTCGATACACGTCGCTCGAAGCGTAGCGCCCTCATATAGCCATACACTTTGCTTCTCGCCTGCGCCGCTACCTGTACTCTGCGCGCGAAACCGCACCGTGTGACCCGTTCCCACACCCGGATCGGTGACAGACCCTAGCTTGACTTCCAGAATCGCATTCAGCGTTGTGGTCGTGCAGTAGTCTGTGTCGCTGGCGGACGTTTCGTCTAGGTTCGCATATAGATTTGTAGTGTCGCCAACACCAGTCCAGTTTGTCTTGCTGATATCACTGGACGGGCGCGCATACTGTGTCATTTAGCGTATCTCCAATACGTCCATACTGACACCGCAGTTGGTTGATGTACTAATTGCTCTGAGCGCAATCACAAACTGGTCCGTATATGGTGCTACGGGATGACTGCCATCTATGTTTAGGAACATGGGATACTCGGACGAGTTCTCTATTTCGAGCATGCCGCGATTTTGCACACTAGCGGGAACGTAGCCGGAGGATACGGCTATGCCGCCGTAGACTGCCGTTCCGCTTATGTTGTGTTCTGTAATGCTGTCTTGACTTCCACTTACCCATGACCCACCACTAACGGATGCGCCCCAATACACATCATAGTGAACCGGCTGCGATGCAGCATATACGCTGATATTGCCTGGGATGATTAAGCCCCTGTTGACAACGCCATTGAAAGAGAGCTTTGGGCGTATGGCGAGAAGAGGAAGATAGGCCGCATTTGTCACGCTACGAAGCGTTGTTTCGTTAGATACGGAAAATGACTCTTTGGCGGCAAGATGCACGCCACCCTCTGAGATAACGGAGGAACATATCGCCTGCAATGTTTTGCCGCTTGACAGGGAAGCAGTAGCGGAGATTTCGTATCGAATGGGCAGATTGAGCGTCGTCATGTAAGCGTTGGATACAGAGTTCGCGTGCAAGAACTGATGTGCATAGTAGGGTATGCCATCGACGATAAAACCAGTTCGCACGCGGCCAACACCTAACCATTCTACATCGATAAAGAAGATTTGGGCCTTAGTGAAGTCGAGTGTATAGCCAGATGGTCCTGTACCATCGAATGCATCAATGTTCCATGAAGATTGTGCTATCTCGGTGTCAACAACAGAACCACTAACGCTGCTTCTGCGAACTATGCTGTGGCCGCTATCGCTTTGAAAGAATATGCCGTTGTCATTGTCAAAGTAACCAACACGTTGACGAAGTTCTGCATCAGCAGAATCCATAACAAATGTAATAAAAATAAGTTGGCTTTTGCCAGGTTGATAGCGAATGTAATGGCGACTTTGACGAACAATAGAGTCAGATGCTTCGATATATAATTGTGCTTCTGACATAAGTGAATTATGAGAAGAACCAGCATTCCCACTAGTATTTGTAATCTTTTCTTCCCAATGGATGCGGTGTTTATTGTATTGAAGTTGCGAATCGAAAAGAGTAACAGGGTTAGATACGCGAAGACGAGCAAATGCATCAACACTTGCAGAATCAGCAAGCGTTATCGTTCCATCCATACCTAAAGAATTCAATAATGAAGCAAGTCTATCCCACTGATCTGGTTCAGTTGAATCCCAATGTATATATGTTGAACGATCATGTTTTTGTAATGGCATTATGTTTGTACCAAAACAGTCCAACCCTTACCTTCTAGGCTGGTTTTACAGGTTAATCCCGTAGAACCAGGTATTGCATTCCCAACAAGATTAACATAGTAAGAACCTGTTTCTCCTGTTGTATCTAATGCGCATAATACATTATCGACAGCAGTTTGATTAAGATTCCCATTTCTTGCATATACTGTATGGACTGGAACACCTGTAAGGTCCAATGACGCCAGAGATGAACAATCATCTAGGTTGAGATAGTACAGCGATGACATATCTGTTGCATCGAAAGACGTAAGACTTGGGCATTCATGTCCATAAAATTCTCCAACATTGGATAGATTGGAAACATTTATCGATGCTAATAATGCGCATCCATTTACCTGAACATCAGTAAGTGCAGTATTACTAGATAAATCTAGCGAAGTCAGGCTATCGCAATTGTAGGCGTACAACCTTTCTAAAAGAGTGCATGCTGACGTGACTAGAGCGGTAAGCCCGTCATTAAATGCGTATAATCTTGTAAGATCGGATTGATTAGATAAATCAATCGATGTAAGCGATGAATTCCCACTAATATCTAAATAGTCAAGAGATGAACTTGTGGGAAGCGTTATTGATGTAAAATCTCCATCAGTTAGATATGCCTCAATCAAACTAGACATTGGAGACAAATCAATTGATGTAAGATTATTAAACGAAAGATCGATATATTGTAATGTTGTTATTCCTGATATATTTAGCGTCGATAGAGAATTATTTTGTAGCCACAATTCTGTCAACACTGTCATATTAGAAACATCTAGCGAAGTAAGTTCATTGTGGTCAAGTTCAAGTGAATCCATGCTTGAATTATTACTTACGTCTATAGATGTAAGATGATTATTTCCTAAATCTATTTCTACAAGTGCTGTAAGTTGAGTAACATCTATAACAGTGATTTCATCACTTGGCATTCTGAGGCGAGTAACATCTGTCGCATTTGTCCAGTCTGCCGCAAAATCTTCGTCATTACTAGCAGATATCGTATGAGAGAATGAGTTTGCACTAGTTGAAAATCCATCCGTAATTGTCCAAAATCCTGTACTGGATGCGACGACATATGGATCAAAATTCATACTAACGCCGACAAACGAAACACTTCCACTTAAATGATGCGTCTCACCAAACAATCCTATGGATACATATCCATAGTGCATCGCATTTACGCTATCTAAATCCCATCCTTCTCCATCAGGTTGTTCTTCGAAGCGATAAGATACCATTTCATAATCTGTATCTATATTTACTATTGCTTCGCTAACAGATAATTCCTCTCCGTCATATAGGAGAAGATTTATTCCGAAATCTCCACTTACTTCGTCTGCCTTTATGATTGCTTGAGGAATAACAGCAGCAATATTTATGATGGTATTAGGATTCGGAGTCAGTGGAAGAAGTTCCTCTATTGTAAATGTATCTATCAACCCTCCGTCTTCTGCCGTATTTGTTGTTGAATCTCCATCATGTGCAGCAGGATCGTCAACACATCTCCAATTTGGAGTATCTCCATTTACTGTAAATCCAGCATGTGATCCTGGTCCATCTGTAAGGCCAAATCGAAAATATTTGTACGGCGGTCTTCTCATGACTACCGTTCCAAACGCTTCATCTATATAGAAATTATCACTATATTCATCTCCACTAATAGCAGATGGACTCCCACTCATTGAACGTTCTAGCGTTTCATATGTGAAAGAACCTGAATATTCAAATAGGAGTTCGTCATCGCACCAAACGTTAAAAAGTCCATTGGGACCATCATAGGTGACTGCCCAATGAAACCATCTATCTCCACGAAGAACATCTATGGATGGTGTAGAAATATCAACGACAGAACTATCGACAATCAGAGAAACTTGACCTAAATCTAAATCAAGTTTCACACCAAATGTAACATCTGTTTCTGCTTCACTATCAGAATTTAACCAGATAGGATAAGTAATTCCAGATATTCCAGAAAAAAAGTGTGTTGCGCATCTAAGTCTACTAACAGACTTTCCAAAATCTATTCCTACTGAATCAGATCCTTGCATCAAATAGGAATAACTACCTGTCTTTGCTTTTGTACTGCTTATTGAGGGAGAACCGCCAGAAAGAATATCGACTTCTTCTAGACAGCGCATCTCTGCTGCGTACTGTCCGATTCTAGAATATTCATTTTCAACTGGTTCTGAAGGAGATTCATACGCAGGAGCAAGAGCTACAACAGCACAATATAATTGAGTATCAGGAACAGCAGAAGCAGCAAAACCATACCCAAGTGTTAAGGTTCCTGAAGTGGATAGAATTCCATCATCGTCGCTACCAGTTGGTTTTCCTACATACCACGCTGATGGGTATGGAGTAAAATCATCTGGATCGACATCATCGTAGGAAAGCTCCGGGTAGTCTTCTGTACAACTTCCAAAGAAACTTGATATAGCATCAGTAACTACTAAATATCCAGTAGTGGGTAATTCTATTTGCAACAATCTAGGTTGTTCTTGTTCTGTATCCGCAACGCATTCCTCTGTTCCTTCCAGGACAGTATATGTAAATGAATCACTTATTGCAGTCCAATCAGAAGTTACAGTTGATGCTCCACGAATATGCATAAGACGAGCGTAAAAAACACCATGCGTTATTGTCGCTTGAACTGTCTTTTGTACCGAATAAACTATTTCATCATTTCCTGTTCCAGAAAAATAAGTAGCGTAACTAGCGTTTATGCTTGCTACTCTATATCCATCGCCAAGAGATATAGATTCAAGAGCAGTAGTATAAAACGAATGAAACTCCATCGATATTTGAACTAAAGCATTAAGACCAACTTGAACTAAAAGTATCGTATCGTATGGCTGAATTGCTTCAGTAAGTTGTATGGTCCCACCATCAACTTCACCCGTTGTACCATCTTGATATATTAAGTGTGTTGAAAGAACTTCTATCGCCATGAAGGAAACCTGATTGTATTTATATTGAATACAATTTCGAATACACGTCGTAAAGCATACGGCATATAAATCATCATGCCCATAAGTCCAGAAGCAAGACCGGCAAAAAATTCATTATGATTACATTTTTTTGGTCCGTCAGGACACATTCCAGGCCAGTTATCATGTCCAAAAATATATAAATAACACAGATTGCACGCTCTTTCGAATTCTATATATTGAAGCCTACCTTCCATGTAATCTTTATATTCATATGCTAACCTATAAATCTGTTCTGTCATATAAGCAACAAGGTAATCTTTGTTAATTCCAGGCCATGAATCCATTTCCTTCCAACCTATATGAGCACACTCATGAATAGCTGCCTCTATTTGAGCGGTATTTAATTGTACCCAATTGGTTATACCCCTGTAGCCAAAATTTGCCCATCCTCCACCAGTAACAGAATCCCAATTGTCTACCGTAAATATAGTCGTAGACAATATGTGATTTCGCATAATATCCGTGAATCCATATTCACGCATTACACGATCACAAAACTGTCTTGCTTTCGGTTGGTCAGAAGGTCTAAAGGTTGAAGAAGATTCTATTCCATAATGGCATGTGAAATCATTTACCTGGCAATATCTATCCCTAACCCATTTCGAAGTTATGGGTTCTAATTGCGCAGACATAATTACACGCCTCCAAGAATCCTCATGATGGAAAAGTCATTGATGACGCCTTGAGATGACGCCGAAGATGACACATTAAGATTGTAGTTATACGTTCTGTTTGATTCAGGAATTATATTGCCTATGATCGATGCAGGGGATAGTGGCTGTCTAAATCCAGTTATATTGCCTAGACCCGCATTAACGGCAGATTGGACAGCGCCAGAGATATAAGGGGTTCCTTGTATGATTCCTAGCGCAATACCTTGCGCAAATGGAATACCAAGTTCTCTAACTGCTAATTGAGAAGGAGATCCGGTTTCGTATTTTTTGCTGAATTCATTGGCCCAATTCTGAACAAATAGTTGTATGGCAGGTTTTACTACACTTTCCCATGTTGTTGGGTCATTGATACCAGCGGCTATTCCCTCTGTAAATGAAATCCCAAGTTGATAGCCTACGCCATCACGGTTATTTTCACCATTAGGACCAGTGGTTCCAATAAGAGCCTTTCTTATTCGGGCAATCATACTGTCATCATTTGTGACAATATACCCAACAACGTCGCTAGTAAGCCCCACAACTTCGTCACCAACGGCATAGCGAATTTCTTTGAAGACTCCTACGACAACTTCTTTCAGCGCCTTTAGTTCGGATGGAAGTTCTTTTGCGAGTTCTTTTATTGATTCGATGATCGAAAGCGCAAGTTCATTCCAATATCTGACTGTTTCTTTATTTATCTCATTCCAGTTCTTGAAGATAACTTTCGCAAGTTCTACTAGGACAAGATTTATTGACGTATTGAATGCAGTAAATCTTCTAATGATCGAATTATTTCCTATTCTGGATTGTTCTGTTATTGAACCAAATAATCCAGAAAGTGATTCAGAAATATCTCCACTGAAAAACGCTTTATTGATTCCGCTTATAACACCCTCACCGATAGGAATACCGATGATATCTTCCATGATTTTTGAAGGAGATTGAATATCAAATTTCTCCTTCAGTTTATTGATTATGTCGTCACGGAATTTAAGGATCTTGTTTTCAGATTGAACATCTTCTAGAATCAAGCCATTCAGTACGCCTTGCGATATATCTTCTCCAGTTTTTCCTGCTTCTTCTATGACCCTCTGTCTATAAGAGGTACCAGAAAATACATTCGCAATAGAACCAGCAACATCATCAGATATGTTCTGCAATGATGCATCTGTTTTGTTAAATACTTCAGTTGCAAATGTATCAGTATCAGTCTCTTTTAATGCATCGTTTAGACCTTCGTTGATAATGTGTCTAAATCCGGCAAGAGGATTAAATACAAGACCCTGATTCGCCCCCTCAACAAATGATTCTGCTAAATCTACTCCACCTTCTTTCCATTGTTCTTTTGAACCAAAGAATCCAGAAAAGTCTCCATTCTTGGCTTTTTCCATCGCTTCGCCAAATTCCAACTTTATTTGCTGTCTTCCCTCTTTGGAGAACACAAGCTGAATAATTCTTACCGCGTTCTGTAAGAATTCGATGAACTGAACTATTTCTTTAACGATGGATGCTATTTCTGCATTGACACGTGTTCTGAAATTCAGAAAGTTTGAAATCCATGCGGCGACAGCCAAAGATATTACTACCGTGAGTCCAGCAACAGCACTTGCTAATGCGCCGATTCCTCCACCTATCGCTCCAAATACTCCAAGTATCTTAGAGCCTAGTGAAGCAACCCCAAGAAGCTGCAATGCTGTCTTAAGTTGTCCTAGTTTGATAATAATATTTGTTGATACAAGGACAGAAGACAGAAGCAAAATACCGCTAGTAGCCTTTTTAAGATTGCCAAGTATAGGAGGTTCTTCACCTTTTTCTGTAGGAAATAACTTTAAGAAATCAGGTAAACCTTCGTTTACTGCATCAAGAGCTAGACCAAATTTTTCCTTTACCAAATCATATTTCTTGGCAACGTTATCTACAGCGGTAGCCCATTCATCTGCTAATTCAGTTGCATTAGGACCACCAGATTCTATACTGGCAATCATTTCCTCAAATGATTGGCCTGCTTCCTTTTCCTTTATATTCAAATCATCAAATACGATTACTGCATCGCGAATGGGTTGAAATAGTGCGGCATCGAATCCTAAATCGGTAGCTTCGATATCACGTCTTTGGCGATTAAGTTCAATAGTTTGTAGTTGAAGAAGTGCTTGCTGCTTTTCAAACTCTGTAGAATCAGCTTGATTAAGTGTATAACGAGCGCGCGCTTCATCAAGCCTATCCCGTTCCTCTTCATTCAGAAGCCTAGCAAACTTAATTTGAATATCAAGTTGGCTTTCTTCTTTCTTGCGAAGACTTTCTATCTCTTTATTGATTCTCTCAATAATCTTTTGTTCGTCAGCAACAAGAGACAATTGTTCATTCTGTAACTTAAATCTTCCACGAATAACGTCGAGTTGATTTTCTAGTTCAGATTGAACATCTTTAGCGCCTTCAAGTTGTTTTTCAGAAACATCTACTGCTTCATCACGTTCTGACTGAAGATTACGAACTCTTTGTTCTGCACGTATTTGTTCTATCTTGGAGCGAGCTTCTTCTCTTCGAAGTGCAGATGCAGCTTCGTTGTTTATTGTCCTAGTAAGACTAATGATTTCGCGTTGTTCAGAGAATTGCGTTGTCTGTTCGCGAAGTCTATCTAGTTTATCCTGAATAGGATCAATAAGTTCGCTATAGAACTCGATGGTTTCATTTAGCTTTTTCTGTGATTCATCTACAGTAGATGCCGCCGAAGCAAGTTCAATATACTTCCTAAGATATTCAGTAGTAGCTTCGCCAGCAGGACCAGCAGCAGAACGAATAGCCTTAAACTGAGATTCTGTGACTTCACCAAATTCCCTAAACTGTTCTATTGCAATGACAAGTTCCTCTCTAGTTTTAGAGAGAATCTTAGGAACATCTGTCTCGCCAATTTCACCTATCGTAGCAAGTGAAGAAAGCCTTCCACTGATAATTCCTGCAATATCATTAATTGCTGAGAAATCAGCGTCTTCGAATCCCTTTATATAGTTATTGATTGCAGCAGCGCCGGATAGCGTTAATTCTCTTCCACCCGATATCGAATCAAGAAGACTGTTAAGTTCTTCATTTACCTTCTTAATAGGTACAGGAAATGCATCTGCGAATCCTTCCCAAAACAGATTAGCTACTTCTTCGCCAGCGGCAGTCATCGGAGCGGGTGCTGCCTGAGATGCGATATAATCTCCTACTTCATCGAAGTATCCACCCATATAATCGTGGATAATCGCAGGACGTTGCGCCTTAAGCCACCCATCTACCAAGTCGTCCGCCGCACTAGCTCCACTTTCCTGTAGATTAGCACTATCTACGGCGTCTTCCGTTCCCTCCTTCAGTGCTTTTTTAAGTTCTGAGGTGATAGGTTCATATATTGTTTGAATACCGTCGTAAAGACCAGCGCGGTATTCAAACATTGTTTGATAGCCCCACCTATCAATATCAGGAGCGACACGTGGTGGAGATCCAGGAGCAAGCCAGAATGACAATGTAGAAGCAATGGCGCTAAAGACGGCATTAAGTCCGCTTAGAGCGGCAGTCATTCCACCTGCAAATGCAGAAATAATATCTCCGCCCCACTGTCCTACAACAGAAATCGTATCTGTTAATGCATTAGAAATTCCAGTATGCACATCAGAAAATGCAGTAACTATTACCTTTAGAGCGTCTATGATGCGCTTCGCCATAGTAGCAAATGCGCCAGAAACACCGCCCGTTTCCGCTATCGTAGAAAGAATATCGGTTTTCCATGCGGTATTGAAGGCTGCAAATGCAACAATTAGAATTGTTACAGGACGTATAAGTAGTCTTGCAGCCAACGCAAACGCTCCAAGAGCTAATGCCGCCGCAGATAGGACAATAGCTGTAGACGTAAATGTTACAATTGCGCGTTTTAGTTCTGGATCAAGTTCTCGCCATGCTTTTATTGTTCCCTGAATACCCTTGATTAAGCGTTCTATTCCATTCTTAATGAAATTGCCTATATCTTCGCCCATGACACGAAATAGAGCGATTGTTTCTATGTTGTTAGCAACTTCGATTAGGTCAAGTAACGACTTTCGAAGCGGCTCGAAAATTCCTTCGAACAATCTTGCAGTTCCTACCTGTTTTAGTTCTGCAAAGGCGCTAATCATACCGCCGATTGTTTCAAAGGCTACACGTTTTCCGGCACCTTCAAATTCTCGAAGCGATTGAACAATTGCGGGTATTGTTACATCTGCTGTTATAGAACCTGCTTCAAGAAGAGAATCAAACTCGGTAGTAGCAATGCCAAGTTGCTTGATAAGAATGTCACGAATAGGGATACCAGCATTACCTAACTGTCGAATTTCTTCACCAGTTAGCTTTCCGCGTGCCTGAATTTGACCAAGAGCGCGCGCTGCATTTTCAAGTGTTTGTGGGTCAAGACCTACAGCAGCGCCAAGATCAAGAAGGAGAGGTATCAGAGTGCGTGCATCTTCAGCAAGAAGACCGTATGCCTGCGCTACACGAAATGCCTGAACAACATCTTTAGATGTAAAGGGGCTTTCAACTGCTATTCTTTGCAACCATATTAGAAGACCCCTGGATTCTTTTTGAGTCTGTGCAAGAGCGTCATTAAGGCCGATTGTGTCATCTGCCGCTCGAAGACTGCGCGCCGCAAAGAAATTAAGTGCAAGTTGAGAACGCTCAAAAAATCTTACAAGATCGACACCTTCAGAAACAATGTTTCTAACAGATATAAGTAGTCTTCTGAATGCGATAACGGCAATACCGCCAATAGCAGTAGCAAGAGCCAAAGACGCGGTTGTAGTTTGCTTAAATGTGTCTCTTAGTTGACGAAGTGAACGATTTGCTGTGTTGTATTGAGTGCCAAGACGCTGAAGCTGTCCAGTAAGATTATTTGTTACTAGAGCTAGACCACCAAACGCAGCAGAAAATGTGTTAAGTGATTGCCCGGTAGCAAATATCGCGGTTCCAAGAGTTTGGATTGAGTTAGTAAGTTGTTGGAGAGCAAGGAGCGCCACAGAAGGAGCGGCGCTCGCTTGTTGCCAAGCAGCAGCAATTTGCTGTGCAGATGCGTTAATTGCGGCAGCAGTTTTAGCGGTTTCTGATTGAGCATCTTGCAGACCTTTTAGATATCTTGTGATACCTGCTGAAAACTGCCTTGTGTTAAATTTTGCATCAAGACCTATGCTATCAGCCATGCTTTCTGCTCTTTCTTGTCCGCTTCATTTCTTCTTCTCTTACATGGTCATCATATCCCCTGATAAGCTCTTTGGCACGGAAAAATCCTACCACCATAGCTCTGTCAGTTTTTGACCATGAATAGAATTCAGAGGGCGGAATTTTCATTTCTACCGCAGCGGCAACTTCTTCAAATGTTTGGCTATAAGCCCATTTCCCTCCTGGAAGTTGCCTTTTCAACTGTTCTGGATTAAGCCAATCCCCTGGATCACTCGATGCCGTCTTGTACCGCAGGTTGAAACGTCTCTTCGGCTATCGCCAAGTCTTCCTCCGATAGACCAGTTAGTTTCATAATTTTCTGGCTTATTGCAAGAATTTCTTCGGCGTTATAGTTAGTCAGAATATACAAAACCCATGCATACTCACGACTTTCTGGAATAGGAATTCCTAGAAATTCCATTCTTCCTAACCACTTATCAGTAACCCAATCGTCGTTGTCGGGTACTTCTGTTCCCGACATGAAGATAGCTTTTAGACTGCGATCCATTCGTTCCGAATCGGCATTATCACGCGCTTCTTCATATTCTTTCCAGCGTTCAAGGCCACCCTCAATCTGTTCTGCTGTCTCTTTATCGCGCATTTCTACTTCTTGAGGGCGCTTATTAAAACCTATATATTCTGTGTATGTGGGTTTCTTAGGCTCAACAACGCTTCTTGTGATAGTTTGCACAAACAACGGATCGACTGGCTTAAGTCGAATTTTTACATCTTCTGACGTTATAAAAACGTTGTCAGCTTCCTTCTTCTTTGTAGTCATTTTTGACCCTTCTTGATATTTTCCCGCATACATAGACGGGCAGAAGGGTCGTAACAACCCTGTCCATGTATGCGGGATAATAGATAAATCGCTTAGATTGAACCCTTAGCGATATAACCCAAACCACCTTGTGCTTCTCCACAGACGAAGAAGTTCCACGCATCACAGATGTATAGCGAATTGATACCAACATTGGTAGGAGTGGTCAACGCTGACCAACTATATCCGCCATCCACTGTCCACAGAACTGTTCCTACGGGAGTTGCATTGTTTGATACTAGAAATCCAAGATTTTCATTGTACATTTTGAAATCTCGGACTTGACCTACACCAGAACCAGAGAAAGAACGTTCGGTCCAGTTCGTTCCACCATCGATTGTGTAATACAGCTTGCCGGAATCATACCCTACCCAGGCACGATTTCTATCAAGAGTAAACACAACTGTTACGTTATTTCCTGCCTCTGCACTAGGACCAGTTACTTGACTCCAACTGGTTCCGCCATCGATTGTTTTGGCGATAACGTTTGATGCACCGCCCGCCCAACCTACATCTTCATCTGCGAAGTGAATTGCATTCCAAGCACCGGAATGAATTACACCGGATTCGAGAGCGGACCATGTGGCTCCGCCATCAGCAGAAAAGAAGATATAACCATTGTCTAGTCCAGTCCAAATATTGTATCTATTTAGAGCAAACAGACTGTGGCGAGTAGGAATATAGTGGTTGTTTCCAGGAATTGTTGCACCAATATCAGCAGTCACCCATGAAGTGCCATTATCATCCGTATAGGCGACTTCAGCAGGGTTAGCCGCATCAGTTGTTCCACGTGCAACAAGAACGCGTGTGGTATCACGACCAAAATCGAAGCATTCTACTGCAACGATATTTTCGTTAGGACCAAATGGGTCAGATGTACATACGACCCACGTTCCACCATTAGTCGTATACATCACATTAGCAGAAGCGCCAGGGGAACCAGCATATGCATCAGTTACCGCAAATCCAAGTTCGCATGAATCTTCTGCCGCATACTCAGACGTTCGACAAGCCTCTTCATTGCAGAAAGTGATATCGTTGAAGTGCGATGTTTCTGATTGAGACTGACGGTTGATAGAAAATTCCTTTAGTCTAAGGAATTCCTCACCTGACACATCGAACGTTTGATCAGAACGTGTCTGATCATCAGGCTCGCGTGCGACAAGTCCGCTAAGACCTTCATTTGTCACACGAACCTGGGTCATCATGTACATACGATCCCAGTTAGTAAAGTTATTTGCACGCCCACGCTTAGACATATTGATATAAAGCGTAAACGGACACTTAACTCTTTCTAGTTCATCCAAAACATCGGTAATGGATGCTGTAATCGTTGTTGACGGCGAACCCGCGGCACCCTGTACAGAATTGACAATCTTGAAGCGCGAAGGACCGGAGGGGTCTTTGCAGTAGATGGGTTCTACGTCGCCCTTCGGAATGTCAATATCTCCTACAAGGTGGCAGCCCATAAAGACGGGTAGAGTGTTCGGCCCATCCTTTTGGACCCAAAGGCCGCCCTCGCCTGCTACAAAGTTATGGGCTTCAGCCATTGGTTATACCTCCAGTCGTTTTTCGAAATCTTTAGCAGCCTTTAGAAGCGATGCTAAGTCTAGTCCGAGTGCCGACTTCAGCGCACCGATGACAGCGTTTGGATTGTTTCGCAAATCATCGGAAGTCCAAATACCCGCACGCTTCAACTCTCTATCTAAGTCTGTTGGAGTGGTGGCAAATTCGATGATTCTGAACCAGTCAATTCCGAACGGAATACCCATTCCGGGTTTGGATACCCATGCGAAACTTCCCTGTTCAGCTTCTATCTGCGCAAGAGGAATCCATGCTCGCTTTATGGTTCCCTCAGCTTGCCATTCCACAAGAACAAGATTGTTTTTGCGGCGAATAATTAAAACCTTAGTAAGTGTTGGATCAAGGGTAGGCAAAGCCACTGGCATTTACCGCCTTTCGTAAGTGACGTAAAGCAATTGGATACATTTTTCCGCTACGCTTTATAGCAATGGAAGCGGTGAAATTACGTGCGATAATTCCGGGAAGAGGATGCGAATAATCCATTCGAATTACACCGCCTCTTCCTGGAAAACTTCCTAAGAATCCAGGTATTGTTTTTGGCTCGAAATCTGAAGAAAGTACAGCATACCTTCTTGTTGTTCCATCGTGGACGTAGCGATAGATATCGTTTGTCGTCCAAGTTTGCCTCACAATTTCATCACTAGAACTCTTGGTCGCCTGTTTGAAATTAGGTTTGTCATTCCATGTTTCTACAGTCGCTTCGTAATCTTGCTTGATTCCTTTTCCTACTTCTACGGCGGCATCAACAAGAGCTTTATTCAGTAAAAGAGAAACATTTTTAGGATTAGCCTTCATTTTAATTACATCTACGCTTATCATAGCAATCCACCCCTAAATTCAGTACCTTGATTTAGCGTAGATATGTATTGCCATGCACGAAATTCACCCATCTTAAATCCAAAAGGAGATTTGAAGATATCCATTGTGGAAAATCTAATATTGAATTCGTTTCTGCTTGACGTTGTTAGGTCTTTTCGTAAATCTCGAAATAGGCTATCTGCATTTGCGCAAGAACATGGGGAGCGGGATATACGCGCTGTAGCAAGCCAAGCAATGGCACGCGCCATTTCTTTATCTAAGGGATTTAAGGACCATCCTCTTAGATAATCTTGTCCTATCAATCCAGATTGAAAATACAATCTTACTTGATCTGCATCTCTTCCCTTCAACCACGCAACCTGTGACCATGCTTCATTTTCTGAATCATACGTCGCAGGAAATGGGGTGATTACACCTCTGTTTGCATCTCTAATGGAAAAGCATCCATCCTGTTCTATCAAAGAACACTTACTGCATCCACTTCCTCCACAATACGGGCATATAACTATTGCACCACCGCTATATGATTGATCTTCCCAAAGAAATTCTACTGATACCTGACTGGTGTCATTGTAAACACGATAAACATCGACAGTAGAAACAAATGTAGACGCAGATTCTATATCTAATGACTGTAAATTTCCCGTTGTAGGATAAGCGCCATGCTGATCAGGATCTATCAGATTCCACGCGTCAAACTTAATCGTGGCTATGCCGCCAGAGATAGAAACAGACTTAATGGGACGTATTTCCCATGAAGGATTGGCTAATGTTCCAGCATGATAAACGTGGATTTCTGAGGAATCTGTAATGTCAGTGGAAACAGTAATCGTTGCGATCTCATTCCACCCATCACTGTCGGCGTCTGAATATACGACGGAGGCGTCTGTTTCTATCTCTGAAGAAGACCTTCTTCCTGGGGATATAATTCTCGTTTTATCAAGAATCACACCCTTTGTCTTAAGTTGAACATCCATATGATTTCCATAGGATATTCTATTATGACTTTTGGGATAAGAAACAACGTACTGTTCATCCCATTCAGGTGCTACATAGTATCCTAATACTTTTGCTATTTCTGATTCAGCCTGATAGATGCAATTTATAATTTCTTCATGTGAAACAATATCTTCAGTTGTTTGCCATACGTGTCTAGGCCATACGTCTTCACAGGAACCAGAAGTTGTCCAATAATTTGTTCCACTAGCACCCATAAAATGGACAGGATTTATACCTAGTATTTTTGCATATTCAGGTAAAGATAAATGTGTATAAGGAAATGGTTGCGCATTCATTTATTAGCAGTTCCCTGAACAAAACATGCTACTGCTGAAAGTGCAAAGGGCCAGCATAGCCACACAAACCACTGACCAAAAAATAAATATAAAAGAGAGAAAATAAATCCAATCCATATGCTCATGCACCACACGCAAAGAAATAGCTGTCCTAGAAAGTCTTCTGCGTATGGTTCGCTTAATTCGTTCCATTTCACTCCGGCAATATTTCTTATCCTGACAAACAAAATAAATGGTCCATCTTCCTGAACCAGTAAGCTAGATATTCTCCATGTGGCAAGACCTATGATTAGAAAATTCATAAAAAAAGGCGTCTATTTGCTTAGTCAGCAAATGACGCCTGTGTATTGTTTGTACAAAAATATTATTCTGCTCTAGTAAGAATTCTATTTGCTATCGATACACTACATTTTAGCATATCAGCTAGTCTTTTGGCATCAATTGAAAGCAGTCCGCTTTTTGTTCTAACGCCAGCATCTTCTAGAATTTTTGCACGTTCTGCGTTAATTCCCCAAATCTTGGTTAAGTCTTCGCGCTCTACAAGACTGACGGGAGGTTCAGGTTCTTCGGCTTCCTCTACAAGACTGACGGCATTTTCAATTTGCCTGGGTTCTGGTGGAAGTTGCTGAACTTCTTTCGACTGTGTTGGAGTGTTAGGCTCTCTTGCAGGTTCTTGTTCAATAATCCTAACCCTATTTCCATATTTCATAGCGTGGCCGCGCGACATCCAAAATCGTTCACCATGAGAACGATATCCGTAAAATGTGCCTTCCATGCTTATAGGATGATTTCCTATATTTCCGTCCTGTAGTTCTACTAAAACCTGTTCTCCTGCTGACATTGATTCAATATTTCCTGGTGTTGATTGAGGGACATACGCAGGGGTCGGTTGAGGAACGACACGCCTTCTACTTCCACACCCACTACATGCCATAATTTCATCTGCCTCTCTTTTGTCCGTAAGATATTGTAACAACTTTGAACTCAGTTGTCTACCCTCTTCGCCTGACTCTTCAGGGTTAGCGAGAATACGTCGCATACCTGTATGAAATCTATAAACAATCAGCGGCCTAGTTATTCGAATAAAACACTTGCCGCGTCTAGAAAGTCTAAGCCAGTAATCCCAATCCTCCCATGATTGCATATCTTCATCAAATCCACCTATTTCGCCCCACCAAGAAGTAGGATGCAATGTGGATATAAGATTCCAAATATAAAATTGACCATTATTTAGAATGCTAGGTTGCGCTTGCGCAAGATCGCAATCGTAATCAGGAGTGTTGTATATAACAGTAGCAAGATTTTCGTCATGCTCGATAAGCCTTCCTTGAAATTGAAGTCTATCTAATTCCTCCTTAGACGTGTGAGATATAGCCATATAATCTGAATATATAGCTTGTCCTTCATTTTCTATTGCTTGTAGATACATTTCATATAGCGCATCAAAAAGAAGAGAGTCGTCGCAGTCTAGAAATAGAAGGTACTTTCCCTTCGCTTCCTTCGCTCCTATATTTCTTGCTACCCCAGGTCCAGAACCTTCTTTTGGAGTTCTAAACCATCTTATATAAGGATATGCGTCTTCGAAATACTTCATATCCTTATTAGGATTATTGTCCAGAACTACAATGGCCTCCCATTTCCGAAATGTTTGAGCCTCTAAAGAATCTATAGCATTCGTTATATGATTTTCGTGTCCAGGACCAACAGGGATAACTACAGAAATCAAGGGTGCATCATATTGTGGCACTTCGTGAAATATATTGTTACTAGGTGACGCCATAGATGCAAAAGGATGCTTGCCATCTCTTGTTTCAGGATTCCACGCAAGCCAATCTACTTCTTTATAGTTTGGGTTTCCTCCTACCGCCCCTCCGAGATGATATCTAAATAGGGGTTGCTGAGTAGCAAGTTTACCGGCATATCCGATAGAACCAAATCTAAGCCATAAGTTCGCGTCTTCTGAACCGGCACCAGTAGGAGCGTATCGCTGTCTATATCCTCCGAGGCGTACTGCGATATCCCGTCTGAATACACAACAAGTCGGTACCTGGTTTCTTCGCTTAAGGAATCCATCATAATTGTATTCTTCAGGCCACTCAGACACAGAAATTCTTCCGTCTTGGCTTACTGCCTCCAATTTTGTATAGGCAAGCCCAATACTAGGATCTATATCTAAAATATTTGTACATTCTGATAGGAATTCTGGTTTTATTTCATCGTCTGCATCTAGGCAACATATATACCTTGTTTTAGATGCATATATTCCCGAATTGCGCGCATGAGCAACACCTTGCTTTGATTCATTCATAACGGTTACAGTTTTATGGGCGTCTGCCAGTCGTAACGCTTCACTATATGAATGATCAGTGGAATTGTTGTTTACAATAATTATCTGTTTTGCAGGGCGTGTTTGATTTAATGCGCTATTTACGGCACGCTCAAGAGTTCGTTCTTTGTTATAGCACGGTATAACTACAGTAATATCACGTGGCTGAGAGTAAAGTTCTATTGCTTTTTCATATGCACTTACTACCTGTTGCGCAGCATTCTCCCATGTCCATTTCTTCACCATCTCTGCGCCATTATCCCCAAGAATGGAAGAATAATTTAGGCAATAAGAAAGACCTTGGGATAAATCTTCATAATTAAAACAAGATGCGATATATCCATTTGTTCCATGTGAAACAAGTTCTGTGATATTCCCTTCATCGAAACATAGTATCGGCTTTCTCGAAGCCATAGCCTCTAAAGCGCCTATGCAAAATGTTTCTTTGGTCGTGGAAAGATATAACTTGCATCTTTGAATGATTTTTTTCATATCGGAATGTTTTTGTATTCCGATAACTTCTACATTATCAGGTACTTGCTCTCCACGTGGATAGAATGTAGTAACGAACTTAATGTCAGGAAATCTTCTAGCAAGCTCACGCACAGGAACAGGACTGCAAACATCACTATCACGATTCTTATTCCATAGAACATAACCTTCATCTTTTTCATTGTGAATCCATTCTTCTGCATCTATTCCATGAGGAATGACAATAGGATTCAGATGCATATCTCTTTGTAAGGTCTTTGCTACCCAGGGAGAAGGTACAGTGGTTATTGTGGCGCGCCTGATGCTTTCAGTTACATCACGATTCGCTCTATGCTGCCAGTTATATGCGGGGTAATCTGCTGTCCAATATAGTCCATGAAGATGCGAAACAATGGGTGCGGAATTTGCAAACTCCCTGGTCATTCCTGCATGAACCGCCTGAACATCAAATTCATCTGATTCCACAAATTCAACATCAAATTTAGGGAGGTGTTCTGCGTACTTTCGAACCAACGTATGTATTCCACTTTCTCCTGTCGAAAGATTCAGTGGGTTGGGTGTCATCAAAACTCGCATTATGCGAATTACTCCTATAAACAACGTGAAATGAGTGGAATGTACCTATTTGAATTGTTCCGCATATTCCGCATTTTGAAATAATTCTTGAACTTGAACCGTCAAAAGAATAAAGTCTGGTTATCCGAGAAGGAAACTTGCATTTTTCACAAAGAACAACAGTCTCAAATACCATCTGATATTGATTTTAGAATGTCAAATAAATCTCGATCTTTTTCTTCGTGGTGTTCCATAAATTCAAGTTCAGGATATATATCTCTCTTAATAGGCGGTTCTTCTTGTTTTTCTTCTTCAATGCGAGAGCGTATTTTCTCGGAGAACCTTCACACAGGAGGATCTCCAGCATCAAATAAAGAATGAATAACCTGAATCATGTAATCCAATTCGTACTCTGATAAAAACTGATGGCAAGGAACGTAAAAACCATATTCCTCTATCTTTTTTGCCACAGGATAATCATCATGATTTATGACTAAATTTGCATAGCATGGCTGATTAAGAAGAGGGAGCATTTCGCGTGATTCTATTCCGTATCCCCTAAGATAATTTATGGCGACTTTTGACGTAATATATTTATTTTCACTTACGATGGGAAATACCATAGCAGCAGTATCATAGTCGCTATCTGGCAATTCTTGAAGAGAAATCAAATTATCCGCAACCAGGTCTACAAGTTTATCGGTAATGTAGTTTCTATTCTTTTTTCTGTCCCAAATAACAGATTCAATGTGATCTAACTGCGCAAGCCCTATTGCCGCCTCAAGTTCTGTAATTCTGAAGGAATGACCTATGGAATCAAAACGAAAATGACGCCCTAGATGTGAGGGGTCGTAGAAGCTAGATGTAGGCAATGAATCATGCTCTATTCCATGATTAACTAAGGAGCGCATCCGAAGCGCCAACTTTTCATTATCTGTTATTCCTATTCCTCCTACTCCCATTGTAAGAATATGTGCGATATAGAAACTAAAGCACCCTATATCTCCCCACATTCCTACAGAAGTTCCAGCATGTTCTACAAATAATGTTTCGCAAGCGTCTTCTACAATTCTAAAATCGTGCTTATCTGCGATCTTAGAAATGCTAAACATATTGCATGTCATTCCAAATGGGTGCACAGGAACTATGCATACGGTATTTTTCGTGATTTTTTCTTCAATTAAATCAGGATTTATTGCAAATGTTTTTGGATCAACATCAACAAATACAGGGGCGAGGTTGTTATGTAATACTGCATTCACAGTAGCAACAAATGTTATAGACGGTACTATAACTTCGCATCCATTTGCCCATTCGTCTTCCTCTTTTAGCGCCTGTAGCGCAACCTGTAGCGATGATGTTCCAGAGTTAGAAAGAACTCCATAGTGGCCGCTGTGTAGTAATGCGAATCGTGATTCAAATTCTCCGCACATAGGACCATAAGAAATGCGTCCTGATTCTAAGACTCTATTGATATTTCTACGGATACTATCTGTAGTTCGAAAATCACCAAGTCTTATTCTGGAAGGTTCTTGCATTATATCATTCCTAATTCTTTCAGAATTTCAACATCTTCACCATGAAGTTCGCTAAGGAGAAGATTAGAACTATCTCCGCCACGTAATGCTAGTGTATGTCGAACTGGACATAATTTTTCGTTACTAGATTCCCATGATTTAGTTCCTATTACGATTAAATCATCACCAAACGATGAAAGCCTTGTTGTTCCAGAAATCTCTACCTGCCACGGCGTTTCATCGGGTATCAGAACCTTTAGGATATTATTTCTATTCCACAGTCCACACATTAAACTCATGTGATATGCACTATTAGGGTCAGATTTTACCAGTGGAATATGCCCGCACATTCCATAATCCGCCACTCCACCAGCGTATCTTCTGTCCGTGTACAAATCAGCTTTTATTGTGTATCCGATTTGCCTCATGTAATCAGATAACATATTGACTTCTGTGATTTTAACAGGTTCAGTAATCCAATAATCTTCAAGCATTAAACAAAATATAGGGTCTTTGAAATGCTGCAAAAATTCTATTACGGCATTAGACCACCTAGATGCGGGATAATCTTCCATTTTGCCGATAGAATAGAATTGAAAATTAGGGGGAAGTTCAAAGTTAGGGTATGAAAATCCTCCGACAATTACACGCTGCTTTGGCGACCAGTATTTATTAAACAGATACGAAAACGGTCTAAGAGCGTGCATATAATTATCGGAAGTAAAAACATACACAGGAAAATTCATCTGTTTTCCTCATACCACCTAATAGTATTTTCCAATCCGTCAACCAGCATTACCTTTGGTTCCCAACCATAATCATGAAAAACCTGGGCTATCCTAAGTTGTCGCCGCATTTGTCCATCAGGTTTTGTTTTATCATAAACAATTTTTCCATCGAATCCGGTAAGTTCCTTAATTTTATTTGCAATAAAAGCAATGCTTGTTGAAAATCCAGTTCCTATATTGATAGGATCATAGGGTGTTGGAAGATTTTCTGCTATTCTGATATACGCATCTGCGGCATCATCAACGTAAAGAAAATCACGTGTAGCTTTTCCACTACCCCACACAACAACTTCTGATTCGCCATTTTCTTTTGCATCAATAAATCGCTTGATTAGAGCGGGAATTACATGCGATGTATTGTCGTCAAAATTATCGCCAGGACCATACAAATTTGCCTGTAAGATATGGGCGGATTCCAAACCATATTGTTTGTAGTATGCCTGCTGCATGGCAAGAATAGCACGTTTGGAAATTCCATAAGGCGCATTGGTTGGTTCTGGCTTTCCTTCCCATAGATTTTCTTCAACCATAGGAATAGGAGCGTGTTCAGGATATTCGCATACCGAACCTGCCACAACCAAAGACCATCCATAAACCCTACATGCCTCTACGACATTTATTCCCATTATTGCATTATCATAGAAATATTGACCAGCATATTCGTTAGTTGCACCTATGCCGCCAACGGTTGCTGGGTATTCTTCCTTTATTTGACTTTGTACGATAGTAAAACAAGTCTTTTACTTGATTTTGTGAACGAAGATCGTATACACCACTTTTTACAACATATACCTTTGCGCCAAGCGCCTCTAACTTAGGAACTAGATGGCTTCCTAGAAACCCTTGTCCTCCTGTCACCAGGCATAGCGTATTTTTCCACAAGTTCTTCGATTCGTTTTCCATTCATACCGTCCTCTGTGGCTTCCCAAAGCTCGAAAAGTGCTATTCGTATTATGTGTGTTTTGGTTAGGTTATCATCGATTGCTAACTGTAATGAATCAATGATGTTGTCCATTTCTTCGCTAAACCTGAAGTGGCGTAGTGTTGAAGTCATTGCCTAATTGTAATTACATTTCTTAATATGTCAAAAAGCAAAATGACCTTGCCAAAGCAAGGTCATTTTGTCGTTTAGAGGGGTAGAACTAGCTGAGGAATGAACCCCAAGTGCTATAGTTCTGCGTAGACTGTCCACGTACTGACAAACCACCATCAGCGAAGTAAGGATTATCAGGATACGGGCTACGAAGATGCTGTAGCGGCGTGTAAAGAATATTCTGCAACTTACCGGCAAGATGTGGAGTTCGCAGGATCACACGCGGCTCAATCAATGCCTGTAGATCGAAGCAGTACGATTGATCACGATAGACCCATAGGAAACGACCCTCAGTAGTCCAGAAAGGAACACTTGAACGTCCAGCACCAAGACCTGCAAGCTGAGTCTGAATCTGCCGATAATCGATATACTCCCAATATGTCGAAGCAAAGTTACCGCGAATACGAAGCGGAACAAAGTAGACACTAGAAGCATACGAACCTGCGGGTACATTCGCATTTGTAATGTTTGTGTACTCGTAGATTCCATCATCAGTAATGACAGGATAGCGACGACCGTTGATATCAATGTACATGCCATTGCGCATTGCATCACGCATACTGACATTTACATTATCATTGATAACAACAGGATTTGTGCCTGTATCCGTGGTGCATCGATGCGTAAGATATCGACAGGGCCAAACCGCACTAAGTTCTTGCCACAATTCCGGTCGAAGAACAACTGCCCAAGTCACAGGCAATAGTCCCATTCGTTCCGCATTGTGGTACAGGTAGTATTCCATCATGGAAAGATATTCAACAATATCCTTTGCCGTTCCATCCACAAGGGAGAAATTGAAATCTTTCACATCAGAATCAGCACCAGGCATAGCCTGGTTTGTGTCGGCGTCTACGTGACCCGTAGCTATTTGAGAATCCAACCCAGGAAACTCTTTATAACCTCCACCAGCCGTATTGTTCGTAATAGCGCCCTGCCACATCATCTGTGACAATTTGCGCTGAAACTGAACACCGACGCCTACCATTTCAGATTCGACAACCATGTTAAGCATCTGAGCGGGATTCAGATTACTCATATCCATTCCGGTCATACCAAGCATTTCACCGATAAGGCGAAGATCGGTATTCACGCCACGTTTTTCATGTAGCGTACTGGAAATTTCGATTGTCTGTGTTTCGCGAACGATACGTCCAAAACGAGCAGTAAGCGTACCTGCTTTCATATACCCTTTAGGAGCATCGTCACAAGGGTATACCTGTTCAGTACCCACAGTATCCGTGAATCCAGTAATGAACCCAAAGCGGGGGTCATCGGTGTTGGACGGAAGTGCGGGCAGCGCGGCACCAATACCCTGTGGCGTCACATGGGTAGAGATGATATCGGGTTCTTGTCCTACTACAGAAAAAATACCCCCAGGCTGTGTAAGCATGGTAGCAGTTGATACTGTAGCAGGCGCTTTCGTATGCATCGCCTTCTCTAGCACGCTGGCAAGAGCGGCAATAACTTCCTCGTTAGGCATTATAGCCTCCTTTCAGCGTACTATTAGACCCTGCCGTTCCGTTGCTTTGCAATGACTTCATTGAGCATAGGAATAGGAGTAAAAGCAGGAGCCTCGGCGTCCTTTTCCTTTGGTCCGTCATTAGCAAGCGGATCATTAGCGCCAATACGTGCCGCATTAGAACCCACAATCTGACTAGCAATCATTTCGCCAAGACTTCGCACAGGAGTATTTTCCTTAGTCTCAGCAATTTTTTCTGCATCAGTCTTTTGTAGGTTAGTAAGTTGCTTTTGAACTTCAGACAGTTCTTTGCGTAGTTGAGTATTATGTTCGGCCTGAAGATTAAGAGCCGTAATCAAGGGATTGATTGCTTCTGCGACCGCAGTAGCGATTTCTTTCTTGAATTCTGCCATTTCATCTTCAGATTCTTCATCAGAAACCTCTTCTGCGTCTTCGGCGTCAATTTCTGCCTGAATCTCAGATTCTTCAGTCTTGACTTCCTCTTCGGCAGTAGGAGCTTCCTTACTTTCCACTTCACCGTCGAGAGCCTCTTTCGCGCTTTTGACACCTGTTTCAATCTGACTAATCAGTTCGTCAGAGTATCCTAGTTTGCGAAGATGCTCCTTTTTGTCGTCGGAGATGGGCATACTGTCACCTTCCTTAAGTAGCGTAAATCCTGTCCACTTATTTGCAGCAGCCCACCCCGGAAGCGGGCTTATTTCCTTAGTGACGTGAAAAATGATTACTGATGGATCGTCTGGATCTCGCACGATAGTTGTAGTAGGCATACCGTGCGAAACTCGAATATCGCCTTTATACGCAGCGAGCGATTTTGCGGCGAATTCGAATTCATCATAGACATATCCTGCTGCCATAGCGAAACCGTCAGAGTACGCGAGCCAGTCGGCTTTGCCCCACGCACTTCCTTCGATATGCCATTGCCAGAGTTCAGGGTAGTCAACCATTCCTTTGTCCACTAAAGAAGTGAACGCTCGATGTGATTTACTAGAAATGATTTCCGAGGGATGGTCATCATCTCTATACATGTTCGAATAAATGGCAAACCAACGCCATTTACCTTCATCTGATTTGAACATCAAGAATTCATTTTTGTCTTCTTTATGTTCAATTGGGGAAATAGAGGATAAATCTTGTGGAATTTTTTCTTTTCTATTTGGGTTCATTGCAGCTTCTACACGCTGCTGAAATTCACCCACAAGACGGTTAAGCGCAGATTGCGTATCTATTGTTTTGTCTTCATAGATATTGCGCACCATAGAACTAAACATATCTGTCAGTTCAAAAACACGCCACGCAGATTCTTGCGCCCTCTGCTGCGATTCCATTTCTTCAAAGGAAATAGCAGTAGATTTTACTTCCATAGATTCTTCATCGGGCATTGAATCCTCCTTATTTTCAGAAGCGTATATCGCTGCTATTTGCTTTTGCGCACTTTCCTTGCTTGCATGACAACCCATTACTTTACCGTCATCTTTTTTAATGACGGCATAAGGTTTATCACTTGAACAAGAACCTGATTTGCTTACTCGATAAGGCATTGTAAGTAAAAAGGGGCGTTGTACGCCCCTTAGATGAACGAATGTTCAGAATCTATTTTTTGCGAGTATATCACATGCTAAGTATTCGTGTCTACATTCTTACCATTTTCTTTTGAAATATGCACCAAAAGTTGATTCATAAAATGTGTAGCAGTAGACAGTGGTTCCAACTTTTGCATATCTGGTTCTGACCATAACACAGGATTCCCGTCAGGACCAACAAGAAAAGTTACGTTAATAATAGCAAAACCTTCCTGGCGGCACGCTTTTGATTGCAATCGTAATACAAATGGTTCCCACTGTTTTCTTATCGTCATAACTTAGGAAATATAAGTCCTTTCCATGTAGACGCACGAACCACACACGTATTGCAATGCTCTGCTTCGCCTAAAGTCCACGTGCATTCGTAATGGTCTTCCATATTCTGTATATTCCAGTGACATTGACAGTTTGAAAGACATTCTGTAGTTCCATCGCCAGGATAAGCAGGAAGAAATAGACCAAATGCGCCTTGCGCCTTCCCTCTTTCGTAAGATTCACGTGCGGCATTGATATACATGGCCGATCTGGCCTGTATCTGAGCCACAGTTAGATTGCCGCCAGAGATAGCGTTAGCGAACTGGTTCAAAAATGCATACTGGTTACGCAAAACCCATCCGATTCTACCCCAATCGGATTGCGTCATTCTATCTAATCCGCCACGCGCTATGATGTATTGCACGATATGAGTACGCTTGATAACTTCACGCATTCGAAGCGTCCACTGTTGTATCGTGATTTCTCCATCAGATAGCGACATAGCAAACATATCCATCTTTAGCATCTGGCTATCAGAATATTTCTGAATATTGCGAAGTATGGAACGTTCTGGAAATATACGCCCATCCTTCTTGTAGATATATTCTTCAGGGAAGAACTCCCATTTAGCCATCTTCTGCCTGTAATATCCCCGCTATTGTCGGCGCTGCTTCATCGAATTCAGTGGCAATACTATTGACATATTTCACAAAGTCTTCAGGAAGCGCAGGAAGTGGTTTATCAGAACCACGTGGTGTAATCTTTACACCTGGTCCTGCTTTTTCTCCCATAGTTGTGCGATGCCGTGCGGCATTTCGCATATCGGAGCGAGATTGCGGAGTAGCAGGAGTTTGTTCGTCAGGATTATTTTCCTGGGTATCAGAAGAAGAAGTAGAAGAATTATTTTCTTGTTCTTGCTCTTGTTGTTCTTCCATTTGAATTTCCATTATCTCCTGTTCATACATTTCCTGAAGCCTATCTAATGCTGCGATTGCTTGGCGTGCTTCACGCAACGTAGCAGGATTTGACGTTTCATGAATGTCAGAAGAAATATATAGACGCTGTTCGTGAATGATTTGAATCGCCTCTTCAGGATCATTCGTCTTTATATTCGTCGGATCATCAAGTTCTAGTGAAAGCCAACGTTTGAAGTCAGAATCTTCAGACTGGAACAGAAGAAGAACGTCAAGTCCATTAGGAAGCCTGCCATTTACAAGTTCCATATCTTCAAACTGTTCCTGTGATATCTCGCCATTTTCCACCATGAGTTCACGTTCTGTTCGAATGTCAGTAACCTGTGAAAGAAGATCGCGTTGTCGCGCTTGGCTGCGAGTATTGCGAATCACAGAACGTTGTTCATCCTGATCGTCATCTAGGTAATCCATGTTAAGTTCTAAGTGTGCAGGAAGATAATATTCTTCCATGCGTTCTTTGAACGTTTCGATTACCTCGCTTACACCTTTGCCACGTCCTTTTCGATCCTGAATGCTGGCATTAGCGCGAGTTTGTCCTTGCAAACCAAAAGATAGCGCCAGATCCAAAAGATCCATTCCAAATGCGGCGGCAATTTCAGACTTATCCTGCATAACGGCTTCTTCGCGGTCGAAGCCATCAGGTACAGAATTCAAATCAAGCGTAGCAAGTTTCACTTCTTGCGTAGGAACAGAAGGAGCGATAAGAAGAGTGCCGCCAAAATGCGAACGACTATCGCTATCTAGTTTATATTGCCAAGTTTCTATGGCGTCTTGTAGTGATTTAAGTGTAGCGCCAACCTGCGCATAAAGAATTTGACGTGGAGGACGTGAACCAAACTTTTCAGAAGAATATCGGTAGATGTCCCATATTTCTTTGGCGGCTTCCAAGCAACATGACACAGGACATAGGCCAACGCCGTTTAAGTTAGAATCTGGCGAAGGCAAATTCGTCATTTCTATGACGCGTGTGTGGTGTAACTTATAGAGCGCGCCATCTGTGTGAAGATATATAACTGGAAATTCAGGATTTCTTGTTCGTGTACAGCGTTCCGAATCCATATGAAGGATTCCGACAGGAGCGCCAACAATGGGGCCATCTTCTGGTCCACCACCCATAATCTGCATAAATCCGCCATTGTCCTGCGTTACTAAGTCAATCAAAAATTGCTTGAACGCGTGTTTGAAACCTTTCATCGGCCCTGTGTTTAGCGTTCCAGAATTACGACGAAGGTCAGTTTCAAATTTCTTGGCAGATTCTACATGCCGCATAATCGTACGGTCGCGCGCCTGAATTGTAAAAGGAATAGTTACGGCTTTGTTGACAAATGTAGATACTGCTGTTTTTAGTGCTACATTATCAATCCAGAATTCACGAAGATATTTGTCACGCGCACGCGACCAGTAAGGTGGAACATCAGAACCAGGGGGAATAATCCAAGAAAGAATAGAGGACGATATACCAGGTCCGGTAGTACCGTCCATCATGTTCTGAGACAGATCGATTGGAATTTTGTTGTCTATAATTCTGGCGATTTCTGACATAATTTCCTCTTATGCAAATTCTATATCGCCTAAGATTTCTGCCCAAAAAGCATAGGCAACAGCATCCGAACGGTCTGTACTACGTTGTATACGCTTTTTAATATCTTCTTTCTTTTCTATCTGTATCCTGCTATTCGACATAGCAAACCATTTTGGCGTCATAAGTTCGCCAGTCAATTTATCATCAGGCGGCAACGCGACTTGCGAATCATAAGCAGGATCTAGCGCCTCACGAAGTTTCCAGTAGGCGGCAGAACGCTTGTCTACGAACGCCCACGTATTGGAACGGTCCATCATATCCGTGCGCTCGCGACCATTGAAGTATCCAATACGGTCTGGATATGTTTCGCGTAGTCTATCATATACACCTGCACCTATACCAACCACGTCAACATTAGCGTGTGCCAGCGGATGACGCCGTAGATGTGGTATGATCTGACCGACTAACTTCATCGTATCGTCAATGTGGTGCGTTTCGAGCGATACAATCACGTCGCCAGAACGAAATGCGAATACGGAATCATCTTCACCTTGACGTGCAACATCAATTCCGATTTGGTCTATAGTTAGGTGTTCAGAACCCGTTTTATCCATCAGTTCTAACCAGCGTTCGTTAGCTGCTTCAATCCACGGCAGCGGAATAACCGAATCCACCTCAGATGCAGCAAATTCGCCACGAACACGATTTTTATATACTGCTGAATCTTCTCCCCATTGTAAGGCACGGTCACGCGCCCACTGTGCGTTGATACGTCCTGTGGATATGAATTCATCTAGTGTGACATGCCGAACCCACCAATCATGATATCCTTCCTTCCGTGAATGGATATCATAGAATCGTCCTATCGGTTCACCAGGCGTCGAAATGGCAAGCCAAGCACAATCGCCGGAGGACATTGCTCCTTCTGCGCTATCCCAGGTGTCTTCCGGTATGATTTTCGATTCATCAAAGATGTAGAGGACCTTATCCGCATGAGCGCCTTCGATTTTATTGGAATCATTGGAGGCAACGGCAAAGGCTTCGCCAGTTTTTAATTTGAGAGAACGACTAAGTAATTCTCTGTTTTCTTTGAATGGTTCGCGTCCTACTTTTTCCCAGTCTACTTTTCCTATCCACTTCTTTACTTCCGGCCATAGATATTTTGTAAGCTGTCGCCATGCAGAAGCGGTTGTCGGAATTTTCCAGTCGTTGTCTACATCGTTGACTAAGGCAAACCAGATAATAGCCCATGCCGCGAGTGCGGTTTTGCCAAGTCCGTGTGGACCACGACAAGAAACGCGCTTTTTACTTACAAGCGCGTCAAGAATTTCTAGCTGATATGGATCAGGATGCTTGTCTTTGTCGAATATTATGCAATCGACAACAAATTGTCCTGGTCTTTTCCTATATCTTTTCCTAAATTTAGCGTACTGCTGTTCCTTTTCACTCTTCGGATTGAACATCGATGATACGTCTTGTATCATCGAATCCATTACCGACAAGTTTTGAGTAGGATTTAGCAGCGTGCTCAAGGATTCTGGTTGATGTTTCGCCATCTGCGTATAGTAGTACGGATTCTTTCAATGCAGCGATAGTTGCCGACATAAGAATCATAACGGATTCTACAGCCACCATCTGCTGCGCCGATTGCATTCGTTTCTGTTCTGATTCCGAAAGTTTGCGGCGGTGTTCTTGTAGGCGCGTGATTTCTTTCCACTGTACGGCTTCCGAAGAACCTTGGCGGATAAGGCGATTGATAATAGGAAATAATTTGTTCTGCATTTCCTGATCGCCGTTACGCGTGGCGTTTACCATATCTTTCCACACGTCGCGCAAATCCATCCAGTTATCCGTGGATTCGCCAGAACCTATATTTTCTACAAGTTCTGATATGCGCGAGTCAGTAAGCGCAATTTCTTCACGAAGTTCAAGAAGATGCGGATCGGCCAAACCTTTTTCATAGGTTTCGCCTAGTTTCTTTGGTAGAAGTTTACTGTACCTGCCCGTTTTGAACCCCCAAAAATTAAATCCTGTATTCGCCTCTTTTATTGCAAGTATACCTGCACCGCCGTGAAAACGACATACGGTAGTTCCTTTCATTGCAGGACATTTGCAACGTTCTCCGGTGGATTTTGTTTTCGCCTTGCATCTTAATGCAGGATGCCTTGCTTTTGTTATGTCCTCCGCACTAAGGTTGTCTGTTGATTTTCCCATATGATATCAATATCGTCTCTCCGCCACAATGCTTCACGCACTACGCGAGCCAGCGGCATAGATTGATGCGCTAAGTTTGCACGCTTTCGCAGGTTATTAGCAACATCGGAAAGTTTGTAAGAAAGATTAGGGCGCATGGCATCGAAGGTTGCGTGTACACCTTCGATTGTCGTGTCCTTTGCCGTTCCTTCCAAACGATGCTTGAGTTCCGCTTCATGAAAGATATCTAGATAGCGCCGTACATAGTCTTGTATAGTAAATTTTAACCGTGCGTGTTCGCTTAAAATTTTTCGCCATTTATTATATTCGGTCGGCCATGTGTCCAGGATATGCGCAATCATGTTTCGTTGTTCCGTAATTGTGTCGAAGAAGAATGGATAATCTTCTGGAAACAATTCTGGAAATGTAACGCGACGCGGAATTACACATAAATGACCTAGTGCCATTGAATCGACAATGGATATACAGTAGGTTTCATGGATTGAATTGATCGTGTTGATTCCGGGTACAGCAATTCGACGTAAGTAATCATCACGTATTGGTTCGTAAGCGTCTTTGTCAAAATGATAGGGTCGCGTTCGCTGACCTGATGTGTGTGTGGCCCATACTTCGAAATCGTAGCTGGAACGGAGCGGTTCAAAGACCTCAAAGTATGTGGATTGGGGATCTTTGTAATCTTGAAAGCGGTGGTTGTAGATGAATACGGGTCTATCAGATGTGGTAGCTTCTGGCGCATATGGTTCATTACCTGTCAGCATTCCAAATAAATTAACTACGGATTTTTCGTGTAGTTTGCTAAGTGACGCCGTAGATAGGTAGTCACCGTAGGTATCCTTAGACATTCGATAAGCATATTCGGAGGGATATACCACCATGTCGGAGGCGATGCAGCCGGACATTTGAAGTAAAGTTCGGCTAAGTTGAGTTTCAATCTTGTAGGTAAGCGTCTTGTGCGGAATGTACATCTGTTGCGCAACAAGCGAAGGACGTGCGGTATCTGCCCATACTTTATGATAGCCACCGTAAACCAATGGACCGAGTTCGACTTGTTGTAAGAAATAGATGTTAGGTCCATAGGTGAGATCGACACGTTTGAAATCTTCGACTGGATATCCGAGCACTGAAGTTTGCATTGCTGTGTCGTAGGACCATCGAACAAAGCGTATCCTATCACTTTGCAAACCGTCCGGTCGATATTTGAAGTGTCCACTTCCGAAGTTAGGATCAGGAAACAACACAAGGAATATTGTGCGTTCTGTTTGTCTGACCAGTTCTGGTAGCACTTGTCGTAGGTAGACATAGCAGGAGTCGGCATTGAGATTTTCCGACTGCGACCAAAATGGTGCAACACAGACGACACCGAGTGAATGTTTATCATTAGCTTTCATGCAGAATGTAATCTACTAATTTTTTTATTGCGATATTGTTTTTGCTTGTAGTAACAAGCCTGTCATCCTTAAGATATCCCTCATGAAGAAGAATTGCCGACTTAATTACTTCCTGCGGATGCTTGTCGTGCTTTCCTTCTAGAATTTCTCCTAGCCATTCTGCGGCAGATTGCCAGTCATCAAAGATTGTGAATACACCGTTGTAACGGATAGACCACATCGACTTTTCATCGTTGTATTCTATGGTGACATTATTAGGAAACTGAGTGATACAACCGTTCGTCCATGCTTTTGATAGCAGTTCTGCTACAAGTTCTTTGTGTTTCATTTTGACCCTTCTTGATGACGCCGTAGATACTGGCTAACTAAACATCGAAACCAACGCCTGACCCACTTCGCGTAGTAACTGTTTTGCCGAATCGAACTGAATCAAAACATCGTAGAAATCATTCTTATAATTGAGCGTGTGGACAGTTTCCGCCATCCACTTGATTAAGTTGTAAAGAGTATTCATCTTGATATCCTAAGCCATCTATGGCGTCATCTTTTCGCGGTATTGTTCCACGCGAGAGCCAGGAACAGAGGAAGCGAGTTCTTGTGCAGCGGCGAATTCAAGATTGTCTATGACGACGCGATAGGAAACGATTGAAGCGGAAGACGGTGATTCGTAATCTTCAAAATCAACGGAATCATCAACATTGACTGACCACTTCGCCTTGAGTTCGGAAAATTCTTCGTCAGTATAGTAGGTGGAAATCTCGAAGCCGAATTCGTGAGCATTAGCTTCCAGAATTGCAGGATCAATATTGATGGATCGGACTGCGGAACGATTGAGCATCACGGATGCTTCATTGGACTTGCGGCGAATTTCAGGGTCGGGCGAGTCAAGATCGAAATTCTTGAGCCGAATATAAACAGGACCTTCGTCGGGGTCATGATCGATTATGCGAGCCGAATTTAGGCCGAGTTCGGAAGCAACTTGCGTGCGGTGAGCGCCACCTATGAGTTGGTTGTCTTGGTCGAGAACACCGGCTTCGATAAAACCAAAGGATTGCATACTGTGGGTCAAAAGGTCATGGCCGTCATCAGTATGGACGTTGGCATTATTGGGGTCAAACTTGATATTGGATAGGTCAATTTTTTCGGTCATATTTTTGTCCTCTTTCTGGCTGTTTAATCTTAGTGCGACTAAGACATTTTGTCAACGATTGTGACTACTATTGGTTTTTTGTGATGAAGGTAGGATGATTTTTTGGGGGAATTAGGGACGGGTGGGAGGCGGTGCAGTTGCACACATTTTCGTGCCGCCCATATTCGATATTCTGTGAATGTTGCACAAAATTCTGCAACAAAAATTGCTGCGATTATATGGTGTAGGCGCAATAGAAATTGCGTAGGCAATCCGCAATGATTGTTGTTGGCAAGATTCTATGCAAGTTGCACAAGTTATTCTACACAATATGTTGCGCACATAGATAGAACGTGCATTCTATTATGGCATGCGCGCATGCCACACCGCCGTCTATCCTCCTGCGAAATTGACATATTGTCACAACATTTTACGTGTCCATTGCAACAACAATTTCTGCACGTGCATAGGAGGATGCACAGATTGTTTCTTTGCATGCACAGAAAAACTTGTTGCGCACGTGCGGCAAGATTCTATGATTGTTTCTATGCATGCACAGAAAACTTTTCTGTTCATGCATAGGAGGATGCAACGAAAATTTCTGTTCATGCGCAAACATAGTTGCGGATTATTGCAATCGCACGTGCAAGAAAACTTGTGCAATATCTTGTGAATTCGAAAAGACCTCATTCACAATAACTTGCGTGTCAAGTTGCGCAATGTTTGTTGTATATGACGCCATAGATAGCACAATAAGTTGCAATCGAAAAGCTCGCGCGAGCCGACTTTCATTTGCTTTCGTTTGGTTTCATTTGCTTGCCAAATGTGGCCGTGCGGCATAGGCAACTTTTCTTGCATTATCTTGTCGCACGTGCAACTTGAATTGTAGGCGCCATATGGCGTTGCAGGAGGCGCAAGGCGCCTATAGGTATAACGGCATCCTCCTGCTAGAAACGTGTCGCAGGACGCCATACAGCGCGCCAGAATGGACGCCAGAATGTAGACTGGCGGACGTGTCCGCGCGCGGCGTGATCGCGATTTGCACTATTGTCACAAATATGTTAGTCTTGCGGTAGTACTTATGATTTGGCGGTACGGTAGAACGGTATCACGTGCGTTGTAGGCTGCTGTTGCTGGTGCGTGCACCAGATATCGGCATATGACAATCGAATAGAAATTGCCTACGCCGTGACTGTAGCGGCGCAAGGCGGATACTACCGCAACCGTACCGCTTGCAAACGGTACGCCAAGCTAGGATGCGGTATCGTAAGACAACCGTGCGGACGCGCCAGAACTATAGGCGCAACCGTATAAGGCGCAGTCGTGACATGTCCGATTGCGCACATGACAACGCACGATCTTACGGTAGGCGCAAACGGCGGAATTTGGCGGCACACGTGCAAGCGGTAGGCACGACACCGATAGCAGTTCTGAACTGTAAACGGTTGTGCGATAGGTACGTTTCTTGGCGATTCTATTCTGTATAAGGTGGATGACTTCCGTTTGCGCCTTGACCTACGTTTTGATCGTGTACGTAGGTCAGCGCGCAACCGTGCGCGCTGTAATCGCCATATTTCCATAGGAGGAAAACACCATGGCGCGCAGCAAATCGCAGGACACGGAAGTACAGGACACGGAAGTACAGGACACGGAAGCGGCGCAGTCTTGGTCAACCGCAGCAACATTGCTTGACACGTCCACATATCCTGAAACGATTGTCACGGCCTTACCATCGCCTACATTTCGCGGAAAAGGCAATGATGCGAACGCACGTTTTCAGGATGCGGCCAAGACTATGGCAGAATTTTTTACCTACGTCCGCGCGGAAGTGCACCAAGAAATGCGTTACGTCCGCATGTACGTCACAGATACATTGGCAATCCATGTGATGGTGAAAAGATCCGGTTCGCAATGTCCGCAATGTGGACACGTGCGGACGGAAGACGGACTATCCGACTGGTGCCACTGTGACGTGGAAATCGACAAGGACGGCAATCGCGCAGGATGCGGATACTGGCGCGGTCAGCCAGAAGTTAGCAAAGGCAAACGATCTTCGATCAATGCCGCACGTGCCGCCGATCTATTCTAGACTTTGCCGGTAGTATCTACACGATCAAATCGCAGGAGGATACGCAAGCTTGCGTATCCTCCTGCACATTCTGTAAAGGATACAGAACATGCACGCAAACGACGATCTATTCTGTGAATCGCCACAAGAAAACGTGCCTACCAAAAAGCGTGTCAATCTTGTGCCGCCAAAGACACGATATCCACGATACCGCGAATGTGGCACGGTAAAAGACACGGTAGACAACGTTTTGCGCAATGCCGCACGTATTGAAAGTATTGACAAACAATCTTTGCGTGTGGACATTGCGATACGGAAGTGCACAAATCCTGAACTGTCTGAGGTTCTGCAAAGCTTGCAGGATATGTTGCGAACAGAACGCAAAGACATAATGGACAGTATCTTTGAAGAACCGAAAGTGTATGATCGGTTCGGTTCGGTCTAGACGCAAAAAAAGTTGACTAGCGGCAAAACGCTAGTCAACTTTTTTTGTGCTTTGAACATGCAAAAAAAGTTGCTAACGTACAATGTAGAATCAAGATACATTGCGCAACTTTACATTTTTTTCTGGCGACCAAAATAGGATATCGCGTTGACTACACGAAATGCAATAAAAGTTGCGTTTCGTGTCTTTTATGTCACAAAATATCGCAAGGCGCACGTTATAGAACATATGTTTCAGAACGTGCGTTCGGTTGACATAAAATAGAACGTGTGTGCTGTTTTGAACTACTGCCTGCAACTTGTGTGCCGCGCTCACAAGTTTTTTCATGAAAAAATTTTTGGTTTTCCACGTAAAAAAAATCAGGTTCGGGAAAAAATTTTTGTAGACAGAAAATTTGGAAGTTAGAAAATATTGTGAGCCTGTAGTTTTCAAGTGTGTGCAATAGAACATAGTCAGCAAAATTATTTTGTGAACGCGTTGTTGACTATGTTCTGCGGCACACATTTTTGGTTTGTGTATGAATTGTGAATGTGTGTTGCAGATTGTGTTTATGGTGTCGATTTGCGTTTGGCTAACGTAGATGACGCCATAGATTTAGACACTGTGAATGTGGTGTAATTCATGAAAGGACACTCAAGATGCAACTAGACAGAAAAGTTAGGTACGATGAAGCGATTCTGTTGCTTCATGACACGATGAAGCGTGAGGACCCAGAATGCACGCTTGAAGAAACTAAGCGTGAATACACACGAAATCCTGTCAAGTCATGGAATACAATTCATGGCAGAATTCTTGAAGATGACTACTATGTGCGTACTTTGAAGAATGTGTTCAATAGTGATGGAAAGAGCGTGAAAGGCACGAAAATTGCCTAAACGCAAACTTCTGACTTCGTTCAAGCAAACTGACATTACAGAATATGTTGTCAGCGATGCCCATCCTCTGGTCAAAGAATTGCGTGATGTAGCTGTAAAGTGGAAAGATTTGCACGCTCAGTTAGATGAAGAACGTGCGAAATGCAAACCGCCAAGTGCACAGTATGATTTGTCGGCACACTTTGTAGCTGCTAACGAATTCTATTTTCTGCTACGAATTAGCAACAGTCAGGAAGTATTGGACTATGTGCATTACTGGCTAAAAGGTCCAGCTTATCAGGACCTTATACATTCTACGTCATACTACGCCATAGTGGATGGTGGTGTAGTATCTCTTGTCGATTCAAATTCTAGCTACGGAATACTTCGTACACCTATGCATGTAGAACGTGACGTGTATGAACGTTTTCGCGTGACTAGAAAACCGATGGCAAGTTGGATATTGTCATCCGTACTTCCAACTATCAGTTCAGGCGTAGATTATAGCGAGGACCTAGAATGATTACAATCGCTCTAGAAGTTGACAGTATAGATGAAGACGCGTTCATGATACGAAATGATCATGACGACAATATCATCATTGCCAACGTAATGCTTGATGGTGATATTTCGTGGTCCGCATGGAAGCCTTGTGATTCTAGCACAGAATATTGGTGCAAGATGGAAATTGACGGCACTCTGTATGGCCGCATCGGTGACGAAATCGGCAATGTTCAGGACGAAATTGTTGCCATAGCTTGTGTGCTGCCTGAATATGCTGTCGAATACCTTGATATTCGACGTTACGGCCTACCTGGTATGTCTTCCGTAGTTTTCAGCAGTTTTGTTGACCAAGTGAGTCTAGAACAACGAATTCGCTACATCGAAAGTCTTGGTGGCGAACACAGACAGGAAATATCTTATGAAGAGGCTATGGCTTAGAGGCTCTAACTGTGTTTCAAACTATCACGCTGGCAAGGTGAAACACACGATTGTGTACGAAGTAGACGGTGAGCCTGCTCCGATGAATAAGAACAATGAGGTTCTGCTTGTTGAAGGACTTGTAAGAATACACGCATTCTGTTTGGTAGATAGTCAACAAGTTCAATGGCAAGCCGCTGAGCTTGTACAGCAACTTGGTGGATTCTACTTTGTGCGTGAAGTTGCACGCGGTGACAGCTTCATATCCGCTAGTGAATACTCAGATGGCGCGCTTGCGGCCTGCGAAATTGCCGCAGAACGCAGAAAAGCGAATTATCAGCCTTACGGTGAGCCTAGGCACGTAGGTTCTGGACGTAAGGCGTCAAAGTCTGCCGCAGGTAGAAAATCTACAAGTCGTGCAGGAACTAACAATAAGAAACTTGTGGATGAAAGCAGAATGCAAGGTGTATTTGATATCTTCAAGTCCAACGCGAAAGGCTGAGTCATGGCTACAATGCATTTCGAAGGCAAGGTTGTGGGTATTGATGACATTTCGTTTGAAGTTTCACTTGATGACAAGGTTGTCGTTTTGCACTTCGGAATACATATTGACGACGATCCACCATCTGTCCTTGAACAGATTGCTATGGAATGCGCAGGAAGTTTCGCAGTAGATGATGTTCTGAAGTTTGATGACGAAAGTCACTTCGACATGGATTTTTCGTTTGAAGTGATAGAAAAGAACGCTGTGAAGTACGATGTGTACAAGTTCATGATGATTGTTGGAAACAACATTATGGACAAAGACGCTCTAAATGAATACGTGCCGCCACGAAATATGTTACCGGCAGGCGGCGCACTTGGTTGGAAATAGTGCGCAAGGCTCAGTAAGACAAAGGCCACAGGAAATTTCCTGTGGCCTTTTTTTATTGGTAGAACGTGTAACATTTCACCATAACTAAGGAGTCTCTACTATGCCAGATTATACGCCACAAAAAGATGATGTGATTAGTGTACATTTCGATTCTAGAAAAATGTTTCCTGGTGAAGTCGGAATGTATGCGGCTGTGCAAAGTCCTATGTATCATGAAGAATTGTTTTCGGCTGTTGACACTATTCACCATAACTACACAAGATTGTGGCTTGAATTTTGTGTAGAAGAATTCCGTTATCGTGTAGATCCACACTTTTATGTAAGTTCTAGCTCGCTTAGTGCAACGTACGCGTGGTTCAATGTAAAAATGCAATCTGATAGTGATTACGAAAGATTGCAACCTATTATAGCTTCTATCTTTATCCACGGAATCGAAACCGTGAACAGAACGCGTAATGCTATGGTAGAACATATGCATTGGAAAATCATGCGCTACGAAAACACGATACGCATCAATGTTTTCAGTCGTGACGAAACAATGTTCAATTTCGCCATTGAAACAAATCGTGCGAAGTTGGTCATTACTGAGATGTCAGAACGTGTTGTTGACTTGGCGCAACTTCCTAATTCTATGCTAGAAGATATAAGGTACAAGGATGATGTGTATCTTATGTTCGATACTGTGTATGAAAAGAACGAAGACTTCATGACAATTTGGTCTTCATTCCTGGAGGATTTGAGTTGCATCCTCAACTTGTCGAATAAGATTCCAGAAGATGACAGTGAGGAATCACGAAGTTTGTTGTATAGATGGAAGTTGCAAGAACATCTGTAGTAAGTTGAAGCCACAAGGTGAAAGCCTTGTGGCTTTTTTTATTGGTAGAAGCACATTATTTGCAATGTGTACGAAATACCAGTAAGGAGACTACGATGCCAGAAGTAGAAAATCTAACCGTGAACGTTCGCATGAACCACAAGCGCATCGAGGGTGACAAAGTTGTAAAAATCGGATTTGGTCCCGTAAAGTCTGGACGAATCTACTACGATATCTATATTGTAAAGGATGGGGGTGGAATTAGCGAAACACTATGCCGACGTTGGATTGAAACGTTTGATAAAATCGGTGACATGGTGAAGTTGTTTGAGGAATGGGATCGTGAGCAGGAACGGTTTCTGCTTCGCATTCCTAGAATCACAGTCAAGAACAATTTGATGGTTGTAGATATTTTGTGTCAGCCACCTGGAATTCCTGATATTCCTGATTTTGTGTCGTCCGTTGTATTTCGTGCGTTGACTGGAAAGACAATTCACTTCCGATGAATTTCTATCAAGACTTACAACAGGAGTTCAAGATGGAATTGCATCAGTTCGAAACGTATGAATTTGACACCACTCCAATCGATGAACAATGTGTTCAGGTTGGATGCGAAAACTACACGTCATGGGCCAGAATTGAAGCAAGTGCATATATCGGACAGATTAGACGTGAATTAGGACATGAGCCTGCTGGAAGTCGTCTTTCCGTTGTATTTTGTCCGCACGATTTTGGTTCGTACGCTCAGATACAATATCGATTCGATCCTGAAAATTCTGAGCACTTGGAATACTTTGTGTCACTTGATGTTGGTTCTGAAATATGTTCATTGTGGGACGATGAAGCGAATGCGGAGCTTAGAAAGACAGGATATATAGTATTCACAGAAAATAACAGCGAGGTGATGGCATGAGCTATGACGTGTATCTTACGGATGAAAGCGGAGGATATGTTTCCGTACCGGAATTTGAAGATGGTGGCACATATGCTGTAGGCGGTACGGATATTGCGACACTTAATATCACGTACAACTACTGTGAATATCTTGCTCCACTTGGCGATGGTATGGGTCTTGAATGGCTTGATGGAAAAGTCGCCCAAGATACTATCAATCCGTTGCAAGATTTGGTTAATAGGCTAGGAACTGTTCAGGACTGTGATTATTGGGCCGCAACGCCTGGTAACGTTGGACACGCCCTGAGCGTACTTTTGTCTTGGGCAAGACAACATCCTGATGCTGTATGGATTGTGGTTTAACTCATAAGGAAAGGATAGCGATGGAAAATTTCTTGCAGATATTTCTGGTAGCATTTCTACTAACTCACATAGTACAAGTATTTGTTACCAAACATCAATATGTAGAGCTTGACCCATATATCTTGAAGAACACAGAAGATTATGGGTGGTAGCAGGACAGCAGAAAATAGCCCTAGAAGTAGACGGTCCTACTTCTAGGGCTATTTTTTTAGGCTCCCACGATACCCAAGTCGTGAGAGGCGTGGATTGTGGGTGAAGTGGCGCAGTTGGGCGTGCGCCACTTCAGGCGGTAGGTAGTAGCGCATGAAACTCAAGTTTTAATTTTGGTTTTACAGTAGGAAATTTTCGGGTTCGGGAAAAATTTTCAAAAAGGAGAAAATTATGGAAAACGAAGAAGAACTTTTTTCTACCGCAGAAATTCTTATTTCAAAATTGTTCCCTCCAATTCGCAACAAAGAACTTGCATATATATTTCCGATTCCAAGAGTGGAAATATATATGCCCGAAAAAAGAATGTCAACGCTGTATAACATCACAGATAAAAATAATGAGCAGCGCATCATAATAGTCCCTGTAAATTCAAATCCTGATTTTATAAAAGTAAAGATAGCGCCAGTGTATATGTTTATCAGGAATAACAAGTTGGTCCGCTCCCCCAACAGAGGGTTTTGTTCTAGAGAGGGTGAACCACGAATTATGTATGTTCCTGATATTCCAAAGAGTGAATACGGTGACAATGTTATCATTCTTGATGGCGCCGCAGATAAGGAAATTCCAGAAGAAGACCCACATAATGAAATTGTTATGTGGATTATCGATAATATTCTTGGTGGTTCACTCTAACAGGAGGAAAAATGTCAACGACAGATGTTCCCGTAAACGACAATCCATTTCGGCAGTTGAATGATGACACGTATCAGTATCGTGGGTGTTTTCTAATCAATACTACACAAGCAAGACCTCTTGGGAACCTAAGAGTGATTATTGTGTTGCCAAATGGATTAGTTGAACATTCTACAGACTTTGAAAAAGCAAAAGACATTGTAGATATGTTTATGAATTCTGTATCTACAGGACACGTTGTATTTGATTCTATGAAGCATAGAATCAAAAAGGTTATCAGAGAATTTCTACCTGATGCAGATGTAGACAGAATGATTGTTGAAGATTACAAACATAGATACCTGTATTGTCACATCACGGACCATCACACAATGTACGTTACCGAATCTGATGTATTTGTTAGATTCGAATTCGATGATGAAGTAGCAACATTAGAGGAAGTTGCAGAATATGTAAGAGATTGTTCGTTCGCAAATGAACTCGCAGGAGTGCTTAGAAAAACTTTCTTTCCAAGATAGGAGGAAAAAATGAAAAAGGGAATATATAAGAGATACAGCAAAGTAAATCAGGCGTGGTTCGTGATGTGGCATCACGAACTTCTGCGGGTGTTCAACGATGAAGAAGAAGCAGACCATTATATCAAAGAATTGCTAAACAAATAGCCGAAACGCCCCGAAAGGGGCGTCCAGTCACGATGGCTACGCGACTGTTGAAAATGGCAAGCCAAAAGGAGAAAAAAATGGCTGAAAGACTGTCGAATGAGAGAATTGAACACGATTTGAAACAACACAAGTT